ACGAGCGGAAGTGGATGGACCTCATCAAGGAGCCGACACCGCTCGACCTCGGCAACCAGACGGTAGCGGGGGCTGAGACGCTGGAGCACCGGATCACCTGCCCGGAGTGTGGGCACAACTGGAAAAGAGGACAAGACTGATGGGACTCACGAGCGACCGCAATGACCCGGACCTGAAGAAGGTCCGTGCTGACGGCCAGCAGGAGACATACCTCGTGCTCTCTGACGAGGAGCGAGAGAAGGGCTTCGTGCGGCCAGTGAGGCGCACCTACGTCCACCAGAAGTGTGGGGTGGCAACCAAGATGGGGCAGGCCATCGCTGAGACCTACGCTCGCAACCCCTTCTTCTACAGCGGGACGTACTGTGCTGGATGCGGCACCCACTTCCCTGTTGGCGAACACGGGGAGTTCCTCTGGGACGGGACCGAGGAGAGGGTGGGCACCTGATGGCATACGCCGAACCGCCACCCCTGTCTGAGGAAGACCTCGCCAAGGCGAGCGAGGAACTGGAGGCACCCGACCGCAAGACCCGCACACACGCTGCGCTGGCGATGCGACTGGCCGGGGCCAACTACTCCGAGATCGCCGAGGTGCTCGGATACTCCGACCTCTCCCGCGCACGTCAGGCCGTCGAGACCGCCATGGCCTCCACGTCCGACGACGAGACCCGTGAGAAGGCGCGGCAGTTGGCGAACATGCGCTACGACCGGCTGCTGCGCTCCATCTGGGAGAAGGCCACCCAGCCGCTGGTGAAGGACCCGATCACCAAGCAGGAGGTCGTCAACCATGAACTGCTCGCGGCCAACCGGCAGGCCGCGTTCCTCGTGGAGCGTCAGGCGAAGTTGAACGGTGCCGAGCGCCCGACCGAGGTCATCAACTACACCCCGCTGGCCTACGAGATTCAGCAGGAGTTGAAGCGCATCCTCGAAGGCGCGACCACCGACCTGCCCACCGAGGTGGACATCGTCTCCTCGACCGTCATCAACGACAAGCCCCATGGCGACAAGGCCTGAGCGCCCGTGGCAGGACGTCCTGCTGGAGAAGCACGCCGAGCGTGAGCGCAAGAAGGGCCGGGTCACTTCCGGCGTCCTGCCCCGGATGCAGTTCAACGCGATGCCTGCCTTCACCCGCGCCATCGACGCTGCTGCCCGTTCGCGCAACTACGACCGCTCCACCTACATCCGTCGCGTGCTCGCGCTGCACGTCGCCAGAGACCTCGGCTTCCCGCTGAAGGTGCTGCTCGCCGCCTGCCCGGTACCGAAGATTCCCCGAGTCAGCGGCTACGCCATGGAGAACAGTAGCGGCCACGACGAGGGTGAAGGAATCGACCGGATGTGCCCGCACCCCGGATGTGACGGCCAGCACCTGCGTGACGCCTTGCGGTAGGGCTACTCTGACGTTGAGGCCGGGCACACCTGCTCGACCCACGTCGAGAAAGAGAAGGTCCCACCATGGTCACCATCCCGGCCTTTCAGGCAGAGATTCCCGAAGTTGCCCCCCGTCGGTTCGGCCTCCTCTCGGTCGTCGACTTCACTGACAGTAACGACGCCCGCTTCCTTGCTGGCGTCGACTTCGAGTCCAAGGGCTGCGTCCTGCCCGTCGGGTTCGCTGCTGCGCTGTGCGAGGCGCAGTCCCCCAAGACCATCAGCGACGACGACGCCCCGTGGTCGAAGGGCTTCGCCTTCACCTCGTACATCCTGCGCGAGTGCCGCGCCGTGGGTCAGTGGCAGGAGTTCCAGCAGCGTGCTGGTGCCCTCTACGCTGCCGCCGAGCAGAACGGCATTGAACAGGCACTGTGGGCCTACCTCACAGCCACGACCACGGACGTCACTGACGTCACCCCCACCGGTGGGGCGGTCAGCCCCGAGATCGGTGTCGCGCTGCTGGAGGGGTGGGCGAGCCGAAACTACTCCGGCGACCCTGTCATCCACGCCCCGCGTGCGGTCGGGTCCACGCTCGGGACCAAGGGCGTCATGGAGCGCCACGGCAACAAGATGGAGACCACCCTCGGGGCCACCGTCGTCAGCGGCGGCGGCTACAGCAAGATCGGACCGGACCTCGCTGCCGAGGTCCCCGCCGAGTCGTGGCTGTTCGCCACAGGGCAGGTCGTGGGATGGCGCGGGCAGATGATCGCCAAGGGACCGTTCATGGTCCAGTCGCCTCGTGACAACACGGCTCAGGCCATCGCTGAGCGACCTTACGCACTGGCCGTCGACTGTGGGATTGCGGCAGTGCGGGTCACTGCCCCGTAACACCGTGTTACGGCATTGCTTGGAAGATGTCGTGACGAGGTCCACACTGATGGCATGAAGGCGCGATACCGAATGAGGTGCGAGTGCTGCCAGTCCGTCATTGAGGTTGGCAGTCAGTACTTCATGCTCCACGGACGCCCGTGGATCACGGCCCACGCCATCGCCTACAAGGAGAAGCGGTCCGCTCTGGCGGCCTCCGCTCAGGACAAGTAGAAAGGCCCCTCATGGCAATCACCAGCCAGCGACTTCTCGTCGCAGACGCCAAGAACCGATCATTGCGCTCGTTCATCCAAGGCATCGGGTTCGACATCCTCGCGGCTATCGCCCTCGTGCTGTTCAACGCCCTCAGTGACGCGAACGACTGGAGCCAGTTGGACTGGACGGTCATCGGATTCCTGCTCGTGAAGTCGGTCGGCGTTGCAGCAGCGTCCTATGTCATGCGAGCAACGCTCGACGGCAGCAGCATCCCCACCCCCCTGCCGCCTGAGCCGGTCGCAGAACCAGCAGAACCGGCTGAGTAACAGACGGGCCGGTAGTCTCAGAGCATGGACGTCCCGGCGAAGTTCCATCAGTGGACGCCCGCCGCACAGGAGAAGTTCCTCAACGAACTCCGTGCGGCGGGCACTTCCACGTGGAAGCCGTTCTACTGCCCCAAGGTGAAGTGCGACGGGAAGCCGCATGGCACGTGGAACTTCCCCCACGCACGTTGGGACCAGCATCCTCCCTCCGGTGATTGGCTGACATGGGCTGTCGCCGGAGGTCGAGGATCAGGCAAGACCCGCTCCGGCTCGGAGTGGACCAACCGCATCATCAAGGTCGCACCGCGCATCGCCCTCATCGCCCCGACCTCATCCGACGCCCGTGACACCCTCATCGAAGGTGAGTCCGGCATCCTCGCTACGGCACCACCCGGAGAGCGCCCCACATGGGAGCCGTCGAAGCGTAAGTTGACCTTCACCAACGGCGCTGTCGCCCACACCTTCTCGGGTGAGGAGCCTGACCGTCTGCGTGGACCTCAGCACCACTGCTTTGTCGCCGGTACTCCCATCCAGACGCCGACAGGTCAGAAGCCTGTGGAGTCACTGAAGATCGGGGACATGGTCGAGACGCGGGTAGGCCCTCGGCGCATCAGGGATGCGCGATCCCGTGAGGCGTGGGTCATCAGTCGCATGGTCGCTGGCCGTCTCCTCACCGGAACCCCCGACCACCTGATCTGGACGGAGACACGCGGGTGGGTGCCACTCTCATCCGTCCATGCCGCTGATAGATTTGTGACATGGACTGGCGAGCGAACGACAAGGGCAGGTTCTACGCCTACAACGAAGGCCGGAAGCACTGGCGTTACCGATGGGTGTGGGAGCAGGCGCATGGCCCCCTGCCTGCTGGCTTCGAGGTCCATCACCTCAACCGCAACCAAGGAGACGACAGGCTCGACAACCTCGTCGCCCTCACTTCTGCTGAGCACCGTCTCGTCCACCGTGATGAGCCTTGGGAACGCCAGTGCCCCGACTGCGGGGAAGTCTGGAGCGCCGCAGGCAAGGGGCGGTCGCGCCTCTGCCTCCAGTGCAAACGTCAACGCCAGCGAGTCACACAGCGTGCGGCGGATCAACGCCGACGAAAGACTCGCAGGTGCCTCAACTGTGGAGGCGAGTTCGAGACTCGCACTGGACAACTCTGCTCACCGGGGTGCATCAACTCATGGCGCGTGGAGAACCGTCTACAACATCGAGGTTGAGGACCAGCCTGAATACTTCGCCAACGGGGTTCTCGTCCACAACTGCGCATGGCTGGACGAACCGGCGCACATCGACGCCATCGAGACCGTGTGGTCCAACCTCCTGTTCGGTCTGCGCCTCGGTCAACACCCGCGCATCTGTGTCACCACCACGCCGCTGCCGACCAAGTGGATGAAGGCGCTCATCGCCGACCCGACGACCAAGCACATCGTCGTCTCGACCTACGCCAACATCCACAACCTCCCGCCGCACTTCGCCAAGCAGATTCTGGCTCGCTACGAGGGCACCCGTCTGGGACGTCAGGAGATTCACGGTGAGATTCTGGCCGACGTCGAAGGGGCACTCTGGTCCTACGAGTACTTCGACGACCACCGTGTGGACGACGCCCCTTACCCTCTCGACCGCATCGTCGTTGCAGTGGACCCGGCAGGCACCAACCGGAAGAAGTCGGACGAGACCGGCATCGTCATCGTCGGTGTACTCGGGGCCGACTTCTACGTGCTCGCAGACTGGTCCGGCAAGTACTCCCCGAAGGGGTGGGCCGAGCGCGTCATGACCGCCTACCGCGAGTTCGAGGCAGATGCTGTCGTCGTGGAGACCAACTACGGTGGCGACATGGTTCGGAGCACACTGGAGAGCGTCGACGAGTCACCGCGCATCGTCGAGGTCAACTCCCGTCGGGGCAAGGTCATCCGCGCAGACCCGATTGTGGCGCTCTACGAGAAGGAACGTGTCCATCATATCGGCAAGGCGCTGGGCGACCTCGAAGACCAGTTGGTCTCATGGGTGCCGGGCAACGACTCCCCTGACCGACTCGACGCACTGGTCCACGGCATCACCGACCTCGCCAAGGTCGTCGCCCCGTCAACCATCAGCACGCCTGCCAACTTGGGGCAGGCTGCACTTCCCTTCGACCGGATGGGCCAGCGCCAGCCCGGTCTCTACGCAGTAAGGAACGTCGGATGACTCCACAGCCCTACGGTCTCAACGTCTACTTCGTCATCGCCGCCGCCGTCGTCGTCGGTCTCATCGGCACCGCTCGTTTCGTCCGGCTTGTTGTCGCTGACGAGTTCCCACCCTCGATGTCACTGCGGATGGGCTGGTCACGACTGACAAACGACGGGCCGTGGGCCAAGTTGTTCTCGTGCATGTGGTGCTTTGCGCCCTACGCTGTTGCTGCGAACCTTGCGTGGGCACTGCTCTCAGACCTTCACTGGTCGTGGTGGCTGTTCAACGGCTGGCTCGCAGCGTCGTATGTGACCTCGTGGATCGTCTTCCACGACGAGGACGGTCAGTAGGTAGCCATGTGTGAGAGGGAGAGGGACTAGATGCCGCGCATCATCACCAAGACCACCGACGCGGTGGTCGCCTCACGGGCACTCGTGTCATCGGCATCCTTCGTCCCGGTGGACCGGCAGGCTCGCAACCGGGTCAGCAACACCACGGCGAAATCATGGCAGGACGAGGCATGGCAGTTCTACGACTGCATCGGTGAACTGAGGTACGCCGCATCGTGGTTCGGCAACGCGCTAAGTCGAGCCACCCTGCGCCCGGCCCGGCGCAATGAGGGTGGTGATGTCGAGTACATCACCAAGGGTCCGATCTATGACACTGCCACGGAGATGCTCGGCGGCGTCGAGACTCAGTCCCAGATGCTGAAGGCCATGGGGCTGCACTACTTCGTCGCTGGCGAGTGGTACGTCGTGGGACGTGGAGACCCCGAGAACACCGAGCGCAGCATCTACGACGTCGTCGGCAAGGAGGAGTTGAAGAACTCCAGCGACGGCGGGCTCTACATCGACTACGGCAACGGCGAGAAGATCGAACTCACCGAGGATGACGTCGCGCTGCGGATGTGGAACG